TCAAACATGGAAATAATTGTGTTTCTAAATCAAATACATTTTGTAAATTTTGTTTTTGTATTTCACGAGATAAAACTTTAAATAACTCTAACGTTAACTGTGCATCTTTTTCTGCATAATTACCTACATACATTGCAGGAAGTTTATACATTTCAGATTTAGGATCTATTCCCCATGATTGTGCAGCTTCTGTTAAAGCTTTTTCATCTTTAACTTCACCAAGATATTCAAATGAAATACTATTAAGTGTGTAAGCTAATCTATTTTCATCAATTAAAGATGCCATCACCATAGTATCTACAATGTGTCCATTGATTTGTATTCCCGCTGCTCGTATCCAGCATACGTCATACATTGCATTGTGAAATATTTTTACAGCATCAGTTGCGCAAACTTTTTTAAACCAATCTAAAACTTTTTCTTTTTCAATATTTCCACCACCTTCGTGTGCAATTGGATAATATGCTGACCATCCATCAACAGCAACTGCAATACCAACAATGTTACCATTACCAATAATTGCACCTGATCCTCTTGATTTAAGATCTGGATCTTTAGTTTCCAAATCAATTGCAATATATTTATATCCTTTTAAATCAGGAAAATTTTCTGGACAAATCCATTCTTTCTGAGCTTCAAACATTTATATTAATACCATAATTAAAAAACAATATATACATAAGACTGTAAACAATCCTAAATCAAATACTAACATTCTTTTACCTCTCATCCTTATAGTCTCTTTCTATAATCATTTGTATGTAGTGAATTGCTTTTAGCAAGTCCTCTTTCTTTCCTTTATCCTGGTGCCTGCAAATATATTTTATTGCATTACCTTCTGCAAATAATATCTTATTTTCATTTATAAATCTAGAAGGCTGTATCTTATATTTCTTATAATGTTTTCCTCCAACTTGTTTCCAAAATACTGAGTTTGTCATAGTATAGGTTCTCCTGGTATATAGTTATAAAAATCATCTACATCTGATTGCATGATATAAAGATTTTCTTTTGCACGTGTTACACCCACAAAAAACAATCTGTGTTCAGGATCAGGTTTTTTTAATGCAGCGTCATATATAATCTTTTCCATCCCTGTAAATAAGACTACATTTTCGCATTCTTCACCTTTGACACCATGTATTGTGGATATTTTAATTCTTGCAGGTTTAAATAAATCATCACCATTTTCTAATAATGATTTCATGTATAATTTTGAATCTTGTCTTATTTGTAATTGTTCCCAGCTTCCCGTCACTCGCAACCCGTGATTCATCATAAGATCATCAAGATCTACATAATCTACAACATCTAAAGATTTACCTGTTGAAAAGTTTTCTTTAATTAAACCTGCTTTGACTGTCAGATATTTATAAATTTTTTTAGCTTCTTCAGCTCCAACGGTAGCACCTTGATTTAATCTTACCCAAACTCTGTAAGCTTCTAGTAGTTTATTTGGCAATAAGTCATTGATTTTACTATCAAATCTAAGGTTTAAAGATATTAAATATTCTTTAATTGGATCTAACATTTCATTAGTTCGAGCTATAATCATCCATTCATTTTTACTAAAATCTAAATTTTCTATTGATTCATTTTGATATACCTTTCCTTCTGCATCTCTTGGTAGCCATGCTTTAATCATTCTATTTTCTATGTTGTCTAATATGCTTAGTGCCACTTTATGAACAGCCCTTGGAACTCTTCTTGATTCTATTCTAGGATCCATTTCACCTTTTAAGTTTATAAATATATTTTCATCAGCGCCTTGAAATGTATAAATAGTTTGATCGTCGTCCCCTGCAATGTATGATCGTTCACATTTTGATTCAATGTAATTGAACATATCCCATTGCAGAGGATTCAGATCCTGCGCTTCATCAAGAAAGACAGCGTCGAGAGAGGGACACTTATCTTTCTCAATAAACTGTTTAATCATATCAGAGAATTCAATCATATTTGTTTGTTCTTTGTATGATTTTAAGTCTGCTTCAATTTGCTCTGTTAAATATATTTCAACAGAGTATTGTTTATCTAACTCATGAGCTGCATCAAGTATTGAAAGTTTTTTAGCTCTTGCATACTCAATAATTTTCATATGATCATTTTTATATTGAGGAAATCCAAATTCATTAGTTTCATAATCAAAACTTAAATCTTTACATATTTGTGAAAAATTTTTAAATGCATTCCATTTATCTTTTATTAATAATTGTAAATTAGTATCTATATTTAATTGTCTGGTTCCTAATGTGTGCATAGTAGATACATATGGAAAATCTTTTTTAATATCTAATCTTGGAAAAACTAGTTGAATTCTTTTTTTAGATTCTACATCTGCAGCATTACTAAAAGTAATATATGCAATTTTTTTAGTAGAAGTTTTATATTCTTCAATTTCTTTTACTAAATATTTATTTATCAAATGATATGTTTTACCGGTTCCTGGAGGTCCTGGTATTATTATTCTTTTCATTTAAATGCAGGATCTTTCATTTTGTTAATTCTAATATCAGGTTTATTAGGTTTTTCTAATTTCTTATTTGACATCACTATTACTCTTGTGGTGCTTTTTTCAATTCTTATGTGTTTTTCTTCAGCATCAAATAAAGTTTTTAACAATGTAAATGTTTTTTCTCTATTTCTTGACCAAACTTTTGTTTTTTTTACATGAGACCAAAAAGCATTCCATTTTATATAAGTATTATCATCACCTACGTAAGGAACGCCTTTTACAACATCCTCTAATGATTTACCATTAGATTTGTAAATATAATTATGAACTATATCTTTTATTTCAGTTTCAAGTTTTAATGAATCTGGAGCTTCTAATTCTTCTAATTTTAAAAATAGTTTAGCTAATTGTTTTCTCCATATTATTTTTCCAATAGGAAGTAAGGGTAAGGATATTTGATTCATACATGCTACAGAAAGTTTTTCATAATCATGTAAAGTGACATCATCTAATTCAACAGTTTTGCCATCTATAGTTAAAAAATATATTGGAGGATCAGATAAATACTTACTTAAACCAGTTATTTCAGGACCAGGAATATCTTCTCCAACACCAAATTCTTTTTTAGAACATGTTTTAGCATTACAGAAATCAACTATTGGAGCATCCTTACATTTATATTTGTAATCATGCTTACCAACGGAAGCTATTTTTTTTAAAATTATTTCATGACTTAGTGGAGGACGCATATACTTTTGATTATAAGTTTGCATCTTATCTTGCCATGCATCAGGATATCTTTTCTTTAGATAAACACCGATATTGTACATCATGTTATCTCTATTACCTTCTGGTATCCCATCTTTTAATAATGTTAAAAGACATGGAGGAGCCCCTTTTAAAAATTCATCTTCTGTGCTTTCTTCATTAACTTTTAAATTAAGTAATTCTTTTTCTGTTATAGAATGTTCATCATATAATTTAAAAAAGTTTTCTAACTTTACTGGTTCTCCATTATCATCAAATGCATATCGAACTGATTTGTTACTACCATGATATGGGACATTTAAAAAACTTCCAATGTCTCCTCTATCTGCTCTAATGTAATCTTGTTTTGGAAATATTTCTGTTTTTGCATATCCTAAAGCGCCTGCAATCTTTTTTAATCTTTCTCTCATTAAACTTGCTGGAACAAATTCTTTTGTAAATAAAAATACGTGCGCACCTCCAGATTTAGATCTAAATAATATTAATGGAAATCTTTTATCTCTAATTTTTTTAATGAAACTTTTGTGATCAAATGGATAAGTATCAATGTCAATACAACCCCATTTACATTTATTATCTTCTCTTATTGGAACTATTCCTAAAGCAGGTTCTTCACCTTTTAAATGTTTATTCCAAAGTAAATCAGTTACATTTTCTTTTTTAGTAAAAGACTTTGCTTCATGTTTACCATTTTCAGATAATTCATCTGTAACTTTTGTTTGTCCATATGCTGTTTCCAGGCCAGCAAATACCTCTTTGAATCTCTCTAACATCTAACTCTCTCACGTATTGGGGTGATATTTCTATCACCCCATTTAGTATTTACTTATTATTTGCTAAACTTTGATAGAACTGCTTTGCTCTTTCATAGATAGCTGAATCAGTCACAGGACCAACTTTAACTATATTGTATCCATACCATTGATTTCCTTTACCGGAATTCAATACTGTATTTATTTTGTATATATGACTGAATGATGGTGGAGTATATGGACCATTTTTACCATCCATAGTTATTGACATCATCATTGCATTCCATTTTCTACTGATTTTACCTTGAGATGAACTCATAGATATAAGTGCAGTTTCTGTAGAACCATTACTATCTAATATTAAAACAAAATGTTGACCAACCGTAAGAATGTAATTACCATTTGGCAATCTATCCTTACCCATTTGATCTTTAGTTGTCTTAGTTAAGATATCAGAACTATCTGGATAAATCTGTTCAGGTCTACCTGATCCAGTTCCAAAATCTGACCATTCTTGATATTCAAGTTTATAGTGACATGGAATTACTTCTATTCCTTTTGCACCATCATAAACTTTCTTTGTTACTGTATTTAGTAACATTCCTGGTTCAGCACCTTCTACATAAGCTTGATTTCGCTTCTGTCCTTCTGCTGATCCATTCTGTAATAGTTTTAAGATTGGTAAAGCAACACTAGTGTTCTTTAC